GGACTAAGCTCAAAGCACCGGATGAGAACAGCGATAAGTACCAACTCGATGTAGGCAACATGTCTCAACAGTCTAAGAAAACCCTCTTGGACCTTGGTGTAAGGCTCAAGGACAAGCAGGACGATAGGGGTGAGTTCGTTACTCCTCGTTCCAAGTTTGAGGTTACAGCAATGGATGCTGACAAGACGCCTATTGATGTGCAGACTACGTTGATTGGTAATGGTTCTGATGTAAGGGTTAGGGTTGTTCCGAATGCTGATCACCCAATGGCAGATCAATATGGAACATCCTTATACCTTAATAAGGTTCAGGTTCTCTCTCTTGTAGAGTACTTTGGCGGCGACGATGATTTTGATGAGGAGTTTTAAGTCGGCTTAGTTAGTATTGTAAGGGCTTGACATAAGTGCTTTCGTACTTGCATTGTCAAGAAGTATAGTGGGCGAGGGTATCCAAGGTGTACAAAGTTTTAAATTTTTCTTTGTACCCTATTGATAAGATGGGGCAGCTATACACTTAGAACCTGAAACAGGAGATAGGAATGAAGATTGAAACTTTAGTAGAAGATATCTATTCCACTTTAGAAAACGAACATACTTTATCTGAGGACAATCTCTCTTCTTTTTTAAAAGGAATGGAAAAAGTTATGAGAGAACAAATGGAAAATAGAAGGGAGTACACCGACAAACCAACGCTGAGAATGTCTTCCATAGGAAAACCTACTAGACGTTTATGGATGGAGTTTAATAATTCAAAAAAAGATACGCCGCCTAAAGGTTCACTGTTGGTTAAGTTTTTATATGGTAGTATACTAGAAGAGCTTCTTATCTTCCTAACAAGAGAGGCCGGTCATTCCGTAACAGATGAGCAGAAAGAGGTCACACTAAACGGAGTGAAAGGACATATCGATTGTAAGATAGATGGGGAGTTAGTGGATGTTAAGTCTACTAGTGACTTTGCCTTTCGTAAATTTAAATTAGGTACGCTAGAGAACGACGATCCTTTCGGATACATAGGACAGATTAGTGGGTATGCTCTGGCAGAGGGAAAAAATAACGGATACTTCTTAGCTATCAACAAGGTCACTGGTGAGATAACTTTGTTAGAGATAGATGATTTCGGTATCATCAACGCTAATAAAAGAATTGATCAGATAAGGAAAGCAGTTGATGATCCTGTCCCTCCTTCCCTTTGTTATTCACCAGTGCCAGATGGTAAGTCTGGAAACATGAAGCTCAACAGGAACTGTGTGTACTGTCCCTTCAAGACAGATTGTTGGGAAGACCTGCGTATCTTTAAGTATAAGGATAGCTTGAGATATCTTAGTAAAGTTATAAGAGAACCCAATGTACCAGAAGTAACTGACACTTATGCATGAGGAGATACCCTTGACAACACAACGAACTGCTTGTCCACAATGCAATAGCAAAGATAATCTGGTGATCTTCCCCGATGGAGGGGAGCATTGTTTCACTCCAGATTGTACACACCATATCCATGGAAAGAAAGGAAACCAAAGTCAGGTGATTACCAACAAAGTTTCTAAGAACATACTTACCCAAGGCATCATTGCCGCCATTCCTTCAAGAGGGATATTGGAAAACACTTGCAAAAAATATAATGTCAGACAAGAAAAGGATAAGCATTACTATCCTTACTACAATTCAGATAACTCTTTGGTTGCTCATAAGATACGTAATGTTTCTTCTAAAACATTTTATTCAGAGGGTACTATTGTAGGCTCTGGTTTGTTTGGGCAACAGGCTTTCAATAGTGGAAGAAAATTTGTCACCCTTTGTGAAGGGGAACTCGATGCTCTTAGTGCTTACCAATTGCTTGGATCGAAGTGGCCTTGTGTATCTATAAAGAATGGAGCAGAGAGTGCAGTTAAAGATGTAAAGGAAAGCTATGAATGGCTTATGTCTTTTGATAACATCGTAATCTGTTTTGATAATGATGCACCTGGAATTTCGGCGGCGAAGAAAGTTGCAGAGTTACTAAGTCCCAAGGCTAAGATAGTAAAATTACAGCATCATAAGGATGCTAATGAGTATCTTATGAACAACCGTGAGAAATTCTTCTTGGAAGATTGGTGGGCGGCGGAAAGCTATACACCTGACGGTATCATATCAGGAAAGGACATGTGGGAAATTGTCCAAGAAGATAAGTCGGAAGCTATAATTAACTATCCTTTCGGAGGGATACAAAAATTAACTTACGGTATAAGAACAGGAGAACTTATCACTGTTACTGCCGGATCAGGATTAGGTAAGTCTCAATTTATGAGGGAGCTTACCTATCATGTGTTAAAAAATACAGAAGAAAGTATAGGCATGATGTTCATGGAAGAATCGGTACGCCGTACCGGCCTTGCCATGATGTCGTTAGAAGCTAACAAGCCTCTCCATTTACCAGATGTATACAAAACCACACCTAGCGAGGAGTTTAAAAATTATTTTGATAGCACATTGGGTACTGGAAGGCTTTACTTCTTTGATCACTTTGGTTCAAATGAGATCGATAAGATAGTCAGCAGTGTAAGATATTTTTCTAGGGCTTTGAATTGTAAGTTCGTTTGTTTGGATCATGTGTCAATCATTGTATCAGATCAAACAAATTCAGATGAACGTAGAGCCTTAGATGAAATCATGACAAAGCTACGAACCGTAGTTCAAGAGTTGGATATCGTTTTATTTCTAGTTAGTCATTTGCGTAGGCCATCAGGATCAGGCCATGAAGAAGGCGCAGTGACTTCTCTTAGCCAGCTTAGAGGTTCTGCATCAATTGGACAGTTGAGTGATATCGTTTTCGGATTAGAACGTAATGGGCAGCATGAAGATGAAAAGGAAAGGAACACTACTACTGTACGTGTGATTAAGAACAGGTTCTCTGGACTGACAGGACCGGCTTGTCGTTTGTATTACAACCCTGATAACGGGAGAATGGAAGAGGTGATGGAAGATAGGGAAGATTTAGAATGACACTATTAACTCAATCAGTTATAACAGAAGAGGATGTAACATTAAATCACCTGGTAAAGTACATACAATTTATACCTAATAAACTTCCATCATTAGATTTTATTAAACCTAATCATCTTCTAGTTAGATACAAAAAGTATCTCTCTTCTATTAGTGAGGAAGACTTTTATCAAGAAGATACAGAAGAGGTAGGCTTGGAAAGAATGTTAGAAGACTTTAAGAAAATAGGGGATGAGCTAAATAGAGGTGAAATTGTAGTATATTCTCCAAGAGATTGTATGGTAGTTGAAGAAAACTTATCTGAGTTTTCCACTAAAAAATTTAAAAAAGTATTTTTAAAAGAGTTTGAAAAGCTTCATGATAAACATTACAATAAACACAATTTTTGGAATTAACAAATGTCTATATCTGTAGCATCAAGGAAAGCTAAAGGTAGACGCTTACAGGATTGGGTTAAGGACCAACTGTATAAAAGATTTTCTTCGTTGGAAGAAGGAGATATTCGTGGGGCTATCATGGGAGAAACTGGTGCAGATATTAAATTGTCTCCCCTAGCTGCAAAGCAAATACCTTTAAAGATAGAGTGTAAAGCAAGGGAAGGATACAAAGGAATATACGATGCATACCAACAAGCAACAGGCCATGAAGGAAAAGGAGAACCTGTACTAATTATTAAGATGAACAGAGAAGCGCCGCTTGCAATCATAAACGCTTCCTATTTTCTAGACTTAATTAAAAAGGACATAACATGTACATCAAAGACATAGATAATAAGGCAGAGGCATTGTTGGAATTAGACACGGTGTTCGATTTCTTTTCCTTAATAAGAAAAGATAACATACTAGTAATTCTTTCTGACAGTGGAGAAGATGGAGAGTTTACTGTCAGGGTTTTAGATTCTATTCAAGATGAAGAAGCATCAACAGTAAAAATTATAACACAAGGTTTTTTTAGTATGTTGGAAGACGATCCTGATACCTTATACATGCGAGGTACAAAAGTAGAAGAACAAAAGTATGTAAACTACGGAGAAAATATTGTACCGTTCCATATTAGAAATAAGAGAAAGGAAAAAGAATAATGAAATGGAAAGAGATACACAAAGATGAAGAAGAGTGGTTAGATATTAATAGTCCTGATCATTATAATAACAATACAATTGAGACTATCGATTTAATTAGGGATAGTATGAATGAGGAAGAGTTTAAAGGATACCTGAAAGGTAACATCTTTAAGTATGTTAGTAGGTACAGGTATAAGGATCAGGAAAACCCGGTAAAAGATTTGTTAAAAGCCAAGTGGTATTTAGAGAAACTAATAGAAGGGTTGAGAGAGGAAGAGATAAAAGACATAGATAAAAAAGTTGTTTATGGGGGAAAGCATGAATAAGAAATTTATTATTATAGCGATAGTTGCTCCACTTGTTTTAATAAGCGGGGTAGCAGGGAGTGTTTATTTTTCTAGTGAGTGTGAATACAATCCATTCACAGGAGCTTTTGTTGTTGAGGGAGAGGAGTATGCTCACGGCACAATGAAAGATGCGTGGGCATGTGCGCTAGAAGGTGGATTACCTCAATCCGTACTCTCCAGATTAGGGAAGTATGGTGATGCTGAGACAAGAGCGGAAGCCGAAAAGATTACCAACAAGGATAAAGAGATTAAGCAACAAAAATCAGAGAAGTAGAAGGATAGAATGATGATGGGTAAAAGCGAAACAGTACAGGATAAGCTTAGAATTTTTCACCGTGCCTTCAAGCATCCGGTAGGATTGAAGTATCCTAAACCTTCCTCTGTTATTGATGGTGAAAAGAACTTGCGAAAGAAACTTATTCAGGAAGAGTATAAGGAGTTGATGGATGCTATCAGCAATGATAAGAGTGATGACGTACTTAAAGAACTTTGTGATCTGGTTTATGTGTGCGTTGGGTTTGCTGTTACTTACGGTTGGGACTTTGATTCTGCATTCAACCGTGTACATACTTCAAACATGTCTAAGCTTGATGCAGAGGGCAACCCAGTATACAGAGAAGATGGCAAAGTTATTAAGTCTGATTGCTATCAACCACCGAATTTGAAAAGATTGGTATAGGGAGGAAACCGTAAAGTATGGAGGCTAAATATGTAGATCATATGGGAAACGATCTGTCTGTAGTAAACGCTGCCAGGGTATCCTTTGGTAAACGCTCTGTTGAACTAGGCTATGATCAAATAGAAATTGATGGGTATCAGAAAACTATCCCCCATGTTAGTAGTGTAGATCGTAATCTAATTAGATATCTTGCTATGCATAATCACTGGACACCCTTCGCTCATACTGCTATAACCTTTCATATCAAGGCACCATTGTTTGTTGCTCGACAGTTAGGTAAGCATCAGGTAGGCTTAGTATGGAATGAGATAAGTCGAAGGTACGTTGACACCACGCCAAAACTCTATACACCAGAGGAGTGGAGGTTAGCCGCTGACGATAAGAAGCAAGGAAGCTCTGATGAAACCGTGGAATATAGTATACAACCTGCTCATGTGTTTGCTCTACAGTGCTATCAGAACATGTTAGATGCTGGCATCGCACCAGAACAAGCACGTATGGTATTGCCACAGTCTACATATACTGAATGGTACTGGACA